TGGTCAACGGGAGCGCCGCATGAAGTCCCGCCATCGCGCCATCGGCTCGCCCACGAAGGCCCAGCAGGCCTATCAGGACGCGCAACGCGCCTTCGGCTGTGCGGCCTGCCGCCTCCGGGGCAACCGTCGGCAGCCCGGACCCACGGAAATCCACCACCGCACCGTGGGTGACCTGCACGGCAACAAGCAGCTGGGCCAGCACGCGACGGTCGCGCTCTGCTCCTGGCACCACCGCGGCACGCACACCTACCTGAAGGCCTGCGCCGTGATGCGCGACGTGTACGGCCCATCGCTGGCGCTGAACAAGCGCGAGTTCTTGGAGTGGCTGCAGGACGTGCTGGGCGAGCGGTCAACCGAAGCCCTGCAGCGGTGGGCGGATCAACAAATCGAGGGGAGGAAGGCGGCATGAGGCGGCTCAAGCATTCCGTGGAAAAGATCCGGGCCATCTATGAGATCGGCGTGCCGGTAGAAACCATCGCCCGCAACGTCGGCGCACGCCCTGACCAAGTGAAGCGCATCGTCCGTCGCGAGGGCTTGCGCCGGGTTCCGGCGCGATATGCAGAAGGGGTGTCATTTCTGGCCTATCCGGGTGAATCTTTCCGCCAGACATCCGCGCCCGGCTACTGGGTTTCGGATCTTGGCCGCGTGATCTCTATGCGCGACAAGCCAGGCACGGTTCTGAAGCAGCAGATGGACGTGGACGGGTACCTGCGGGTGCACCTGTACCAAGAATCGCGGTCGTTCCACGTCGGGGTCCATCGCTTGGTAGCCCTCGCATTCTTAGGCCCAGCAGGAGAGGGCGAAGCTGTCGCGCACAACAACGGCCGGCGAACCGATAACCGCTTGTCGAATCTGCGCTGGGCAACTCAAGCGGACAACGTAGCTGACAAGGCTGATCACGGGACTGCACAGATTGGTTCCAAGCACCCGCGCTCGAAAGCCACCGAAGAGGGGATTGCCAAGGTCAAGGCGGCCTTCCGCGCTGGCGCTTCAATTCAATCCGCAGCAAATGCAGGCCGCGTGTCTTTCCACATAGCTGCGGACGTGAATCGCGGCAAGACCTGGAGGCATGTGCAATGACCCTTCGTGTCACTTTTGGGGTAGATCCTGGATTGCAAGGTGCCGTTGCCACGCTGCTGGACGGCGAGCCCGGCCCGATGCTGGACATGCCGACCTTCGATAACGGCACCGCCAACGAGGTGGAAGCGGTGGCGCTGGCACGGTTCATCCGCGAGGTGCGCTCGCAGCACCCGGGCGCGCACGTCAGCGCCTGCATCGAGCGGGTGCGAGCCATGCCGAGCGCTGGCCCCAACCGCCGGACGATGGGCGCGCAGTCCAGCTTCAACTTTGGGGACGGCTTCGGCCAGGTGAAGTCGGTGTTCCGCGTGTTGGGCATCGTCCCGGTGCTGGCGGAGGCGCGTAGCTGGAAGTCGCACATGGGCCTGATCGGCACCGACAAGGACGCGGCGCGCCTGCTGGCGATCAAGCGCTTCCCCAGCGCCGAGCCGATGCTGCGCCGGAAGAAGGATTCGGGCAGGGCGGACGCAATCCTCCTTGCCCTGTGGCACGAAAACACCTGTTTGGGGAGCGCTTGCGCATGAAAACCACTGCTGAATCTCGCTTCTGCGAGAAGGTTGTTCCAGTTCCGGAAGCTGGCTGTCATCTGTGGGTCGGTGCAGCCGACCCCTCCGGTTACGGTCACTTCTGGGACGGAGATCGTTACGTTGGGGCCCACCGATTCGCCTATCGCATGGCCAACGGCGAATATCCAGCTGCAGGGTTGATGGTGATGCATTCGTGCGATACCAAGCTGTGCGTCAACCCGAAGCACCTACGGGCAGGTACGCCAGCCGAGAACATCGCTGACATGTTCCGAAAGGGGCGGCAGAACCCTCCAGTTGGTTCTCGGGCCGGCAAAGCGAAGATGACTGAAATGGAGGTGCTCGAAGCTCGTGCGGCGTTCGCATCTGGGGGCGTTACCGTGTCAGAGCTGGCCAGGCGATATGGGGTTGACGATAGCTCGATGTCGCGGACGCTTTCGGGCGGAACGTGGAAGTCGGTGTCGTTGGCGGCAGCGGCATGAGCGTCTACGTCGGCAAGCTTGGCAGCTCCAGCCCGCGACTGATCGCCGAGCGCGCCCTCGGCGCGGCAGACGACATGGCCCCGACCAATCGCGCCAAGTTCGTGCTCTACGTCGGCGACCACAAGCGCTTCCACGTGATGAAGTGCCCGAAGCGCCCGCTGAAGCTGGAAGGCTGGATCGCCACGTTCACGAAAGCCAGCGACGTTGAATGGCTGGAAGAGCAGATCGCGGGCGAGGCGGAATGACGCGCAGCCTGAACCCCGAGAACCTGAGCCGGCCCGAGGCTTCGGCGGAAGAGAAGCTGCGCAAGCGGTACCGCGCCGCGCTGCGCAAACGTGGCCTGTGCGCCTTCTGCGCGTGCCGGGAAGTCACCTTCGGCGTCGCGCACTGCCGCCAGATGCCAGACCGCCAGATGGGCATGTGCCAGCACGACGGCAAGCTGCCGGTGTTCCGGCTGGACGATTCGACCCTGGAGGAGTTCCGCGATGCAGCCTGACCACTTCGCCAAGTACGTCGAGCGCCGGCTGGAGGATTGGGGAACGGTCTTCGCGCTCGATCGCGACTGCGAGTACCTGGGCCACCAGTCGAAGAACATGCTGGCGGTGCTGATCGAGCACGGCGGCGAGATGCCGCCCAGGCCCACGGGCTTCAAGCCGCTGGAGGTGCCGCTGCTGGCGCACCAGATCGAGCTGATCGTGACCGACCTTGCGCGCCAGAACTACCGCGCGGCGTGCTGCCTGCGGGCCTACTGGTGCGGGCGTGGCCGGAAGAAGATCGAGCGCTTCGAGACGGCGCTGCTGCTGATCGATGCGGCGGAGTGGCGGCTGAAGGTGCGTGAGCGGAAGCCGAGCGTGCGGCAGTACCTGCACGCAGTCGAGGTGGCGACGTGGCACGTGAAGGGCGCGCTGTCGGTGATGGGGATGGCGGCATAGGGGCTTAGGTGAGCCGACCGCGAAGCGGTTTCGGCTGCACCGAATTGTTAGCTGCGCCAGAAGTTACAACGGAGCGACCCATGTGCATTTGCGATTTTCCAAGAGACTGCGGCGGACTCGGGGTGCTGTTTTGCGAAGGCTGCGGAGGCGACCTGTGCGTCTGTCGATGCGGCGGGCAAGAGGATTGCCCAGGTTGCGAAGCGTGCGCCACCGACTTGGACCTAGATGATTGGGATGGCGAGAGCGAGGACGTGGATCGCAAACCGATAGCAGCTAACGGTTGAGCTGCCCGCGCCGCCGCCCTGGCGCGTCACATACGAGGCTACCCCGAAGCGGCGTCGGGTTGAGCGAATTGTTAGACCGGGGTCTGAAATGAGCGAATGCTACAGGTGCGGTTGGTGCGGATCACCAACAACGAAGGGCGGGATTCCGCTTGTTCTTGAGCAGATCGAGGCATGGGAGCCGGCCGATTGGGACGTGGCAACGCCAGTGAATGGCTATTGCTGCCAACACGGTGACAGCTCGGACATGCAGCAGCGAATGCGAGAAGAATACGAAGCAGAGATGCGCCGTGACGCATTCGGTGAGGTCTAACGCCCGAATTGAGCCGGGCCGCTGCGAGTGAACAGAACCGCCGAGGCAATGATGCGGCCTCGGCTCAAATGAGTTGTTAGGCCGCAACGGAGAGTGTGATGAACCTGACCGACGAACAATTGCAGACGCTCCGGCACATGCTGGGCATCGACAAGCCGGATGAGCGCGCTCCCGCGCCGTACCGCGACTACTACTGCGCCAGCCGTGGCGATGCCGAATTGGCCGAGATGGCGCGGATTGGCGCTGTGCGGCTGTACCGGCAATGCGAGCACTACGACTGGTACTGCACCACCGACGCCGGGCGCGCCGCTGCGATCAACAGCCACCGCAAGATCAGGCTTCCGAAGTCGAAGCGCATCTACAGCAAGTACCTAGACATTGCGGACGTGCACGCCGGGCTCACGTTCCGAGAGTTTTTGACCAGCCCGGACTACGCGGAAGCGCGGGCTGCGGCCTAACAACAGTTAGACCCCGAATCCGGGCGCGTATCCATTGCAATTCCCGGATACGCACCCGCTCGCTGGGTGTAGCACGGCCGCTTGACAGGTGCGTTTTTTTGCGGTCAACTTCCGGCAAGCTACCAAAGCTGACCTCAGCCCCCGGCCCCGCGCCGGGGTTTTGCGTTTCTGCTACGCCCGCAACCGCGACCGGACCAATCATCCGACCCAGCCGGCTGAGGCGCGGGCACCTACAACCCCGTCCGCTGCTGGCTCCCGAACTTCGGCCGGCACCGGTTGCCGTGCGCGAGCGCGGCCTTTTCTTCGAGGCAACGCATGAACGCAGCGTCCATCTACGACCGGGTGGCCTGTGCGCCGCGCGCTTGGGGCTGAGCCAGTGCAGCCGCTGCTGCAATCCGCGCTGGGCGTGGCGATGGAGTGGGGAATCCCGGCCATCTTCACCGCGCTGGGCGCCTGGCTGACGGTGCGGCACCGGGCTGTCATCGGATGGATCAAGCGGAACAGGGCGCGGCGCGAGGCCCTGGACACGTTCGTCCACGACCACATGCCGGCGCTGGTCGAGTTCATGGCCGGGTCCAAGCAGCGGGAGGAGAAGGCCACCGCGAGGGAAACCCGGATCACCACGCAGATGCAGAGCTTCGGCGAGCACCTGAGCCGGCAGGACGTGGTGCTGGATTCGATCTCGGCGCAGCTGTGGGCCGCGGCACGGTTCGACGTGCAGGCCAGATTCCAGTGCGACAACGACGGCCGGAACATCGCGGTGAACGCGGCCTACGCCAAGCTGATGCGGGTGTCCGAGTTCGAGCTGGCCGACCATCGCTGGAAGGCCCGGCTGGTGGAGGACGACGCGGAACGCTACCTGTCGGCCGTCCGCCGCTGCTTCGATGAGCACCGCCGCTATGAGGGGCAGGCGATCTTCAAGCGCGGCGACGGGACGTTGTTCCGGGCGCATGTGCGAATCGAGCCCCACCCGGAAGACCCGGCCGATCTGGGCGCCGGCAAGCTGCCGACGTGGTTCGGCAGCGTCCAGCACCTGGAAGACCTGCCGGCGTGAACGCCAAGCCTGCGGCCAAGCCGAAGCGCACCGCGGTTGCCGCGCTGGCGCTGAGCGCCGCCGGCTTCGCAGCGTGGATTGCCAGCGAGGGGTTCACGCCGACGCCGGTTATCCCGACGAAGGGCGACGTGCCGACCATCGGCCACGGCAGCACGCGGTATGAGGACGGCCGGCCTGTCAAGCTGACCGATCCGCCAATCACCCGGAAGCGCGCGGCCGAGCTGGCGCGCAACCTGCACAGCGAGGAAGAGCAGCGGTTCAGGGCCTCGCTGCCCGGCGTGGCGCTCACGCAGGACGAGTTCGACGTGTACCTGGACTTCACCGGGCAATACGGCATCGGCAACTGGCGCGGCTCCGGCATGCGCAAGCAGCTGCTGGCGACGGTGAGCGCCAAGGATCCGGCGCCGCACTACCGGGCCGCATGCGACGCGCTGCTGCGCTTCCGCTACGCCGCCGGCTTCGACTGTTCCACCCCCGGCAATCGCCGCTGCTCTGGCGTCTGGACGCGCCAGCTGGAGCGGCATGCCAAGTGCGTGAAGGAGCAATCCCCGTGACCATCCTGCCTGCCATCCTCCTGTCGCTGACCTTCGTTGCGCTCCTCGCGTTCGCCTTCCGAATGGTGAACAGCGGCGCGATCGACTCGCGCAAGCCGGTCGAGAACGCCGGCCACAAGTTCGGCGAGGCCGCGACCTACTATCGCGGGAAGGTCATCGACCAGGGTGGCGTCGCCCGAGAGGCCCTGTTCACCGCTGACCAGCTGGCCACCGCCATGGAGCGGGCCGAGCGGAACCCCGAGGACGTGGCGTGACCGCCAAGGCCCGCGCTCGGTGGATCTGGCTGGGCCTGCTGATGCTGGTTGGCATCCCGGCCGCGATGCTGGCGGCCGAGGCGCTGCAGTTCTGGCAGGTACTCGGGAGGATGCACTGATGGGCGGCGAACTGCTCCGGCGCATCGCGGCGGCACTCCTGATCGCCAGCCTGCTGGTGTTCGGCGGCTGCCGGTGGCAGGCCAGCCACGACCAGGCAGAGATCGACGCCGCCAAGGACCACGCGGCGAAGCTGCAGGCCAGCGTGGATGCACTGGCTGACCGCACGAAGGAAGCCGAGGCCAAGGCCCGGGCCGCCACCGACAAGCTGGACAAGGCCGCTGAGGAGGCGGACGCACGCTATGCAGACCTCGAGCGCAAGGCGAACCGCGATGCTGCTGCCCTGGCTGCTGCTCTGCGCAGTGGCAAGCAGCGGCTGTCAGACACATGGACCTGTCCTGCGACCGCAGGCGCAGGTAACGATCAAGCCGCTGCCGGATCGGCCGCAGCCGCAAGGCGCGCAGACAGCGCGGCGCGAATTGTTGCAGCCGCAGACGCCGACGCGGCCGCAATGAACTGGCTGTACGACCGATGGGCCGCGGAGCATCGCGCGGTCATCGCCGCTGGCTGCGCTGTGGAGGCGCAGTCCGCCGAGGGCTGGAACCCGTGACCGTGATGCGCGGCTGCGACCGGCGCGTAACAGCTGTGGATAAGTTGGGCCGATGCCGGGGACCCTGGGCGCGTGGCGATACCGCGGGTAACGAGGGGCGCGGTATCTCGCAGTTTTCCGGTCCCCTAGGACTTCAGCAGCACTCTGGTGGAACAATTGGGCTGTGCGGGGTTCATTGGCTCCATGGGTGAAGTCATTTCCACGGCCGACACGAAGATCAGGCTGTCGATCTCCCGCCTGGCCGGAGAGTTCGGCATGGCTCGGGAAACCGTGTCGAAGCGCCTGCGCGAGGCCGGTGTGCAGCCCGATGGGAAGAAGGACGGTTACCCGGTCTACCGGCTGCGTGCTGCCGCGCCTGCCCTGATCGATGCCGCTGGAACTGACTCGGATGGTGAAATCGACCCCGATAAGCTGCCACCTGAGAAGCGACGCGCCTGGTTCCAGTCCGAGCGCGATCGAATGGAGCTGGAGGCCAAGGCCGGCAAGCTGATCCCAGCACTAGAGCACGAGCGGGATATGGCCCGCCTCGTCAGCATCGTGGTGCAGGTGTTCGAAACTCTGCCGGACGTCCTCGAGCGCGACGAGGGGTTGGAGCCGCACCAGGTCGAGCGCGTGCAGCGGGCGCTGGACCAAGCGCGCGAACGGCTCTACGAACAGATCGCGGCGGACGAAGATGATGTACGCCTCAGCGCGTGACATCCGCCGCGACGTTGCCGCGCCACTGCGGGCGCCGCGGCGCACCCGCGTTTGCAACGCCATCAAGGCGCATATGCGCGTGGTCGGGAGTGACGGCACGGCGAAGGAGTGGGACGACAGCCTGACACCGTACATGGTCGAGCCGACCGAACTGGCGGCCAGTCGCCTGTATGAGGCTGCTGTCTTCATGGGCCCGGCGCGAAGTGGCAAGACCATTGCGCTGGTGGAGGGGATTACCGCCTACACCATCAAGATCGATCCGGCGGACACGCTGATCGTCCAGACGAACCAGAAACAGGCGGAGGTTTTCAGCAAGACACGGCTCAGCAGGCTCATTCGGTTCAGCCCGGACCTGAAGGCGGAGCTGAGCCCGCGCGCGCATGACGACAACGTGCTGCTGAAGTTCTTCCGCAGTGGCATGGCGCTCCACATCGGGTGGCCGTCGCTGTCGATCCTTTCCGGCAAGGACCTGAAGAGGGTCCTCATCACGGACGCCGACAACGCGACCGGCGACCTTGACATCGATGAGGCATTCGGCCTGGCGCTGAAGCGCATCCAGACCTTCATGTCCTCGGGGTTCTGCTGCGTTGAGTCCAGCCCCGCTCGCGACTATGCGGATCCGCAGTGGAAGCCGAGGACGCTGCACGAGGCCCCGCCAGCCCGCGGGATCGCATCGCTGTACAACCGTGGCGATCGCCGCGGTTGGTACTGGCCGTGCATGGAGTGCGGCGAGTACTTCTGGGCGAAACCGGGCCTTTCGCTGTTCCACCTGCCGCAGCTGGAGGAGCTGAAGGAACGCGTCCTGGTGGACGACATCTACCGGCTGGCGCAGCGCTTCTCGACGGTGCACTGCCCGCACTGCGGTGTTGGGCTGGAGCATCGTTGGAAGCGGACCATGAACGGCGCGGGACGCTGGGTCGGCGAGTCTCAGGTCGTGCACGCGGATGGGAGCATTGGCGGCGAGCTGCCGCTGAGCCGTATCGGGAGCTTCTGGCTTGGCGGCGTGTCCGCCGCATACCAGTCGTGGGAATCGCTGCTGGAGCGGTACCTCCAGGCGCTCAAGACCTGCGTGACGAATGGTGACGAGCAGGCGCTGCGGTCTACGGTGAACGTGGACCAGGCCGTGCCGTTCCTGCCCATGAGCGCGATGCAGAGCAGCGAGCAGTCGGAGCTCAGGGAACGTGCCGAGGAATACGCCCCGGATCTGGTGCCGGAGGGCGTGCGTTTACTCACGGCAACGGTGGACGTGCAAGGCAACCGTTTCGTGGTGCTGGTCTATGGGTGGGGGCCGTCCGCTGATGGGCTCGGGCTGGAGCGCTGGATCGTCGACGCATACGCGCTGAAGACATCGAAGCGCGAGGACGGCAGGGGAGGTTATCTGCCGCTGGATCCTGCGGCATACCTGGAGGACTGGGATCGGCTCACCGAGAAGGTGGTGCGCCGGCGCTACGCTCTTGGCGATGGCAGCGGCCGCACGATGCCGATCCGGTTCGCGGCGATCGACTCGCAGGGAAAGAAGGGCACGGCGCCGCGAGCGCTGGACTACTGGCGCAAGCTGCGGAACGAAGGGCTCGCGATCAACGTCCGCCTCATCCGAGGGGAGGCGAACAAGAAGGCGCCGCTGCTGCGCGAAGGGTTCCCGGATGCGCGAGACCGCGCCGACCGACATTCCGGCGCAGTTGGAGACGTGCCGATGCTGTTCCTGCATACGGACCGGCTCAAAGACATCGTGAGCGCCAACCTGCAGCGCAATGTCCCGGGCCCCGGTTATATGCACATCCCGAAGTGGTTCCCGGAAAGCTTCATTCGCGAGCTTATGGCAGAGACCAGGACGGACAGCGGTTGGGTGAACCCGGGGAGCCGTCGGAACGAGATGTTCGACCTGTCTGGGTACAACGAAGCGCTCGGCATCCTGCTGCGCCTGGGCTCGATCAACTGGCTCCAGCCGCCTCCGTGGGCCGCGCCGTGGGACATGAATCCGGACGTCCTGGCTGCCGATGAGGCGCCTGTACCTCCGCCACCTCGCACGCGCGCTGCGCCGCGAGTCATCCGCAGCAAGTACGTGGGCCGCTGACATGGCGTTTCAAGAATCCGATCTCGCCCAGCTGGACAAGGCGATCAAGTCCGGTCGGCGCCGTCTCCGCTATGCGGATGGCACCGAAGCGGAATACCACAGCGTCAAGGACATGATCGCAGCACGAGCCCTCATCAAGTCCGAGATCGCGGAAGCTGCCGGGAAGCCGGCGCCGCGCCTGTTCCGCGTGTTCCAGTCCGGCCGAGGATAACCATGACCGAACCTGCAATTCAGGGCCCGTATCTTGCGGCGTCCGAGGGTCGGCGCGTCCGCATGTGGAAGGCGTCCACCGCCGGCCCGAACATGGTGAACCTCAGTGGGCTGCCGACCATCCGCGCACGAGCGCGCGACCAGGTGCGCAACAATCCATGGGCGGCGTCTGCGCTCGACAAGCTCACTGCCAATGGCATCGCCACGGGCATCCAGGCAAAGGGTCTCTGGGGGAACAAAAAGCACAAGGCTGCAGAGGCGAAGCTCTGGAAGCGGCACATGGCCATGTGCGACGCCGATTGGACCTGCGACGGCTACGGCCTCCAGGCTTTGGCCTGGCGCGAGTGGAAAGAGGTGGGTGAGGTTTTCGTTCGCTATCGGCAGCGCCGCATGGATGACGGCCTGCCGGTTCCGCTGCAGCTTCAGCTGATCGAAGCGGAACAATGCCCATCTGACCTCTACACCACGGCGAGTAACGGCAATCAGGTTCGCGCTGGCATCGAGCTCGATTCCATCGGCCGCCGCGTCGCCTATTGGATGTATCGGGAGCACCCAGGCGACGCATCGGTCAGCTACAACGGAACCGAACTGGTCCGCGTTCCAGCCGATCAGATCGAACACGTGTACATGCCGAAGCGCGCCGGGCAGCTGCGCGGTGTCCCGGACATGAGTCCTGCGCTGTTGCGGCTGTTTCATCTGGATCGATTCGCCGACACCGTTCTTGAGCGTCAGGCCATCTCCAACCTGTTCACCGGCTTCTTCGTTGAAAAGCTACCTGAGTACGGCGCGGGCGCTGCCGCGACCCAGCCCCTGCCCATGGGAAGCACCACCACCGGCGCTGATGGTACGGAACTGGCCGGGATGGAGCCGGGAACCATGCAGTACCTGCCTCCGGGTGTCGGTGTGGAATTCAACACCCCTCCGGACGCAGGTTCGAACTACCCGGAGTTCATGCGACAGGGCCTGATGGCCTTCGCCTCGACCATGGGGCTGCCGCTCGAGCTGCTGACCGGTGACCTGCGGGAGATTTCCGACCGTGCGTTGCGCCTGATCCTCAACGAGTTCCGCCGCCTCATCGAAATGTGGCAATGGCTGACGTTCATCCCGCGGTTCTGCCAGCCGTGGCGGGCGCGATACTTCGATGCCGCGGTCTTGTGCGGCGCGCTCGACATCCCCGGCTACGCGGACAAGCGAGACGACGTGGTGGACACGCTCTGGGTGCCGCAGGGCTGGCCGTACAGCCATCCGGTCCAGGACGTGGACGCTGACATCAAGGCGATCCGCGCCGGCCTTCAGTCACGCAGCGGCACCGTGCTGGCGCGCGGCGAGGATCCGGAACAGAACGAGCAGACCATCGCCGCGGACAACCAGCGGGCCGACCAGCTGGGCTTTGTTTTCAGCAGCGATGCGCGGAAGACCACCCCGGACGGCAAGGCCAGCGCCCAGCCAGCCGCCGGCGACACCACTACCGGAGAAGATGCATGAGCAAGCCTGGCCTGCTGTCCCGCCTGATCGGCCGCAGCAATCACCCCGTCGTGTCCAGCCTCGCCACCGCGACCCTGAATCGGTCGCTGCTGGCGCACCCCGCGATGGCCGAGTCCATCATCGGCGGCTACCTCACCGGCAAGATCACCAGCGCCGACACGCAGCTGCAGGCCACATTCGTGGTCGCCGGCTCCGCCCTCAACGGCGCCAGCTTGATCGCGGCCGAACCGCTCGACATTGACCCTGCCGACCCGAAGCCGGAAGCCGACACCACCGCGCGCGTCGGCGTGATCAACATCAGCGGCGGCCTGGTGAACCGGCCGATGCCCGGCGCCAGCGGTGAGGGCCCCTGCAGCTACACGGCAATCCGCGATGCGTTCGACGCGATGATCGAAGACGATTCTGTGTCCGCGATCGTGCTGCGGCTGGAGTCCCCGGGCGGCATGGCCTCCGGCTGCTTCGATTTGACGGACCACATCTTCGAAAGCCGCGGGCGAAAGCCGATCCATGCGCTAGTGGACGACTACGCCTTTAGCGCCGCATTCGCCATCGCGGCGTCTTGCGAAGAAATCTGGGTAAGCCGGACCGGCGGGGTTGGCTCGGTTGGTGTTTGCTGCTTCCACAACGACTGGAGCAGCGCCAACGAGAAGATGGGCCTGAAGGTCACCGCCATCTATGCCGGCAAGCACAAGATCGACTTCAGCGCGGACTTTCCGTTGCGCGAGGGCGCGCAATCGTGGCTTCAGCAGCACGTGGATGCCGACTACCAGATGTTCGTGGAGGCCGTCGCGCGCTATCGCGGGCTCGATGCTGAAGCTGTGAAAGAGACCGAGGCGCAGTGCTACTTCGGACGGGCCGGCATCGATGTCGGATTCGCCACCCGCTTGGGCACGTGGGACGACCTGATGGCGCACCTCGATGCACAGGCGGCAGAGGACCCCGATCATGCCGGTGCGGGGGACAGCGGCGGCGTTGGCGCGACCGCGGCGACGGCTGCAAACGACGATGCGTCGGTCGCAGCTGAAGCGATCGGGGCGGTGGAGCAACTCAGCACCGAACTGAACGCAATCCAGGGTGAAACCAGCGAGCACGCACGTGCCGTGGCCATCGACGCCATCGTCTCCGCAAAGCTTCCGGCTGCCGTGGCGCTGGCCATGATCGAAACCACGCCGGATGACGGCGGCGACGTGGACGCCAGGCTCGCCCATGCCCAGCAGGTCATCGATCTCTGCTCCACGGCCAAGTCGCCGGAGCGCGCCGCCGAGTTTGTCCGATCCGGCGCCGACATTGCGCAGGTGCGCAGCGCGCTGGTCGATGGCCAGGCAATGGTCGACACCAAGGTGACCCTCAACACCTCGCTTCCGCAAATCCACGGCGCTGCTTCCAAGGGCGCCGTCACCCTCCACGAGTCCACCTACAGCCGCCGCCGCGATGCCGCCGCGACGACTGGCACCTAAACCGCGCGGCGCCCAGGAGAGTTCGTTATGCCCACCTTGAACGAAACCAACCACGCCGGCGGCTTCATCCTTTCCGAAGCCAACGGCAACCGCTCCCGCCGGAACGGGAAGCTCAATGCAGGCCAGTCCCTGCAGGCCGCCACCGTCCTCGGCATCCTGCTCAGCGTCGGCGCGGCCGTCGCCGGCACGAACACCGGTGCCGGTGTCGTGACCCTCGGCGCGGTCGGCCCGGACGCCCAGCCTGGCGTCTACACCCTGCGCTGCGTGGCCGCCGCCGCGGGCGCCGGTACCTTCAACCTCATCGCGCCCGACGGCACCCTCGTGCGGCAGGTGACCGTTGGCGGTGGACTGGCTCCGAACGACCACGTGGCGGTGACCATCGCGGATGGCGACCCGGACTTCGCAGTCAACGACACGTTCACCTTCGAGGTGTCCGGCGGCGACTACGAACAGCTCGACCTCTCCGAGGACGACGGCGTGCAGACCGCGGCGGGGATCCTCTACGCGGGTGTGGACGCGACCGCCGCCGACACCCCGTGCGTCGTGATCGACCGGGACGCCGAGGTGATCGGCGCCGATCTCGTGTGGCCGGCCGGCATCACCGATCCCCAGAAGGCCTCGGCGGTCGCCGCGCTGGCCAACCGCGGCATCATCGTCCGCTAAGCAACGCCATCCCGCTGCAGCGTCTCGCAGCAAACCCACTTCGAGAACCCAACGTGTCGCTGGCTGATGCCAGGGGCCAGGAGATCAGTTATGCCCATGCTCGACGTCTTCAACAACGACGCCTTCAGCGTCACCTCGCTCACCGAGTCCATCAACGCCATCCCGTTCGTTCCCGGTCGGGCCGGCAACATCGTGGACTGGAACGAGCGCGGCATCACCACCACCACCATCCTCATCGAGGAGAAGGACGGCAAGCTGCAGCTGCTGAATCCGACTCCGCGCGGTGGCCCGGGCGAAACCTCTGGCAAGGACAAGCGCCACGCACGTTCGCTGGTGGTCCCGCACTACCAGCACGACGACGCGATCAACGCGGACGAAGTACAGGGCATCCGTGCATTCGGCTCGGAGACCGACGTGCAGAGCGTGCAGGGCCTGGTGAACGACCGCTTGAGCGATGCGGTCATGCTCAAGCTGGACCCGACGCTGGAACTGCAGCGCTTGGGTGCGCTGAAGGGCGTCATCCTCAATGCCGACGGCAGCACGCTGTACAACCTGTTCGATGAGTTCGGCGTGTCGCAGGAATCCGAGGTCGATTTCGACCTGGACAACGCGAACCCGGCGAGCGGCATCCTGCGGAAGAAGTGCGCTGCCATCGCTCGCAAGATGGCGGACAACCTGGGCGGCACTCCGTTCACCGGCGTGGGTGCTCTCTGCGGCGACGCATTCTTCGATGACCTCTTGGCGCATCCGGAGGTGGTCGAGTCCTACAAGGGCACCGACATGGCCAAGGTCCTGCGCGATGGCTACGTCGATCCGACTTCGAGCAAGAAGATCTTCGGCGCGTTCGAATTCAGCGGCATCGTGTTCGAGAACTACCGCGGCAAGAACGGCTCCTCTCCCATGGTCGGTACCGATGCGGTGCACTTGTTCCCGACTGGTGCGCGAGGCCTGTACAGCACCGTGTTCGCGCCGGCGGACTACGTCGAAACCGTCAACACCCGCGGGCTGCCGCGCTACGCGAAGCAGTGGCTGTCGGCCAACGGCAAGCGCATCGAGATGGAATCGCAGTCCAACCCGCTGTCGTACTGCACGCGCCCGAAGGCGCTCATGAAGGGCAAGCGCACCTGAGCCACTGGGCGCAGTGAAGTTCGGGAAGGGCCGGCATCTGTCGGCCCTTTTCTTTTATGGGAGTTGCCGATGTCCTCGGATCAAGCGATTGCCGAGATGTTCGAAGCCGTGTTTGACGAGCATGGCATTGCCGCAACCGTGCAGCGCGGCGCCGCCGATCCGGAGCTGGTCCGCATCGTGGTCAGCTGCGGCGTGAACCGGTATGGCGAATCAGGACAGGTCCTGGCGCAGGTGACCACGGTCGCATTCCTGCACTCCGAATGGGATCCGAAGCAGGGGGATGTCGTGGAGTGGTCGGATCGCAACGGCCATCACTCCGGCGTGCTCACCGCGGAGAAGTACGACAACGGCTTCCGTTCCGAGGTCGTTCTCCATGGCTGACCCGATCATCGAGCCGGTCAGCTGGGCCGCGCTTGAGCTGGTGAAGGCTCGCATCCAGCAGATCACCAAGGCGCGCGGCTACTACTCAGACATCGGCGCCGGCCTGGTGACGCTGGATCCACGCGAAGACCGGCGCGCTGCGGACCAGATCCTGACCCTGATTTCCGCGACGGACGTGACCGAGAACGAAGACTCGAGCGGCCCTCGCACGTCTGTCAGCGACATGGACCTGACGATTGAAGCAACGGTCCCGTTCGACGTGACCGAGAACCCTGCGCACGTGGCGCATCGCGCCCGCGCAGACATCTGCAGAGCCCTTCGCGAAGGCGTCCGAGACGCCGCATCAGGGCTGCGCAGTTTGAAGACCACCGGCAGCCGCTTTGCCTTCGCCAACGACGGCGGCGCGGTTGTCATCGCCCAGGTGACGGCGCGGGCCGGCCTGGCGGAAACCACCCCGCCCGCACCCTGAGGAGATCCACACCATGGCCAAGCCCGCCATCCGCCAGTTCGCTGGCGACATCCGTTTCTGGGAGGTGCAGAACGACGGCACCCGTCTGCCGGTCATCCCCGAAGCCACCGACCCCGACGGCAACCAGCCGGTCGAAACCAACGCGCTGAGCTTCAGTTACGAGGCTGGCGACGAACAGAAGATCGTCAGCAAGCGCCGCGACGCCCGCTACAACCAGCCGGTGCACAGCGAAACGCTGCCGGGCACCACCAGCATGTCCGCCACGCTGCTGGAACTGCCGCCCATCATGCTGGCGCGCATCATGTACGGCACCAGCAGCGGCGCCACCGTCTCCGCCGGCAGCGTGACCGACGCCGCGCTGGCCGTGCCGGCGCTGGACGTTCCCATCCAGCTGCCGCACCGCATGCTCACCGACACGGTGGCGCCGGTGGTCAAGTCGGGCGTCACCACGCTGGTGGCCGGCACCGACTACAAGATCGACCTGCGCCGCGGCCAGATCCGCTTCATCGGCGCTGCCGTGGAAGCGGGCGACCTGGACGTGACCATCAGCTACAGCTACGCCGCGCACGTGAGCATGACCATCGTCGGCGGCGCCACGCCCACCCGGAAGTTCTACGTCACCGGCGACATGGAAGACCGCATCAGCCACGAGAACGGCGAGCTGCGCATTCCGGAAGCGTCGCTGACCGTGGACGGCGACGTGGACTGGCTGAGCGCGGAGCCCATCCAGGCCACCCTGACCGGCGACGTGCTGGTGGCGTCGGGCGAAAGCGCGCCGTACACGTTTACCACCTACGCGGCGGCCGCCTAAGGGGAGCAGGCGCCGGCGGCTTCGGCCGCCGGTGCCGATCGCATATGGC